ACCCGTGCGCAAATCGTTGAGATATCTAAAAAAAGGATCGCCGCAAGCGGGCGATCGAAGGGATTTTGAAGGGATGGAAACCATCCTTATATGAGTTATTAGTAATTACCCGTTGTTGTCAGAAGCAGACGGTTTAACCTCGGTCGCCGGAGCAGACTGAGGTTCTTTAGAAGGCTCAGGAGACTTAACTTCTTCAGAAGCGACATAGCCAAGATCTTCAAGTTTACTCCTCTGCTCAGGATCATTGAGCGCCTCAAGAAAATCAGATGGAGAGTTATTAAAAGAGGCGCGAATGTGGGACGGAAGGTTTTCAAAGTATTCAGTTGCACGAGCAACAGCATTTTGAGCAGTCTGAAAATCCGTAACGTCAGAAAAGTCACCGAATTGAATTGGACGCTTCGGCGAAAAAGGATCAGTCAAAAAGCCTGTCTCAGCATATTTCTGAAGGATATTATCAATCATCGTTTCATCTTTAAAGTGCTGTTGAGTCATTGAAGGGTCTGTAAAAACGATGCCTTCAGCAGTAGCATTTGTGTGATTAATTTTGAACTTCATATAAGCTCCATACGAAAAAGTCCTCGCACTGCGCAAGGACTAATTAGAAGAATCTCCGTATTGCGGCCGCGTCTGTACTTAGACTGCAGAGGACGCAGGCGCGGCCGCTTTGCTGTCCTCAATCGGAGATACGAAAGCAGTCGCAGCGGCAATCTGGGTCGGAGCAGATGCTACAAGCTCTCCAGTCTCATCAGAGTACTGACCGATCTCATAAAGAAAGAAATCGTCGGGATGCTGACCAACGGTAGTGCGACTATCACGAACGAGATCAGAGAAAGACCGAGATGCATCAGCAGCAGAACGACTGAAAAACGGCGTATTAAAAACCTGAAGTTTCGAATCGAAAACGGAAAAAACTTTAAGGATCATGATTGATTCTCTTCCATAACGCGTCTGAGTTTAGCGGCTTTCAATTCTTGGACGCGCTCACGAACTGAAAGACGATGAGGCGAAGTCTCACCAGTATCTTCAAAATCACGACCTCGCTTTTCGCGAAGGCGCTTAATCTCTTCATAGCGAACAATGTCTGAACGCTCAAGCAACTTATCGAAATAAGCTGGGGGAGACATCATTATCTTCTCGCTGAGAATAAGACGATCATTAGTATAAATGTCAGTCATGTACTTTTCACAAAAATCATGACCGATGCCAGGCTTAAGCGAACAATGGCAAAATTCAGCAACCTTACCATCGTAATACTCTAACTTCAGAGGACCTGTAATTTTCTTTGTGACATAGCGAGCAACATAAGCCGCAGTCTCGAAATTAACTGCGCCAATCGAACTAAAACCGAAGGGCCAAAGCTTCTCAAGCGTTGCAGAACGATATAAATTATTGCCACGACGAATAGACCAGAGCTTCTTATCCACAAAAGTCACACCAAAAATAATGGCGTGATAGTGAGGACGACCAAGTTTATCGCCATATTCGCCACACATAAAAAAGCGAAGCTGTTGACCAAAACGACTCATGAAGTATTTACGCATGCGCTTCATGAACAACTGAAAGTGCTCATAATGAAGAGAGCCATCTTCAGGCAAATGAGCATCATCATAAGTCAGCGTAAGAAACATGTTGTTCTTATATGACTTAGCTTCGACGACGCATCGAGCGGCCCATTCGCGCGACTTAGAAAGTCTGCAGCCAATGCATTGACCGCAAGGAATCTTAAACTCTGAAAACGGAATAGCCTTCGACGAATCAAAAGTCACAGCATTACGCTGACCATCTTTAGTCTTCTGACCAGCAAGACGATAAGCAGTTATCGGGTGAAAACAAGGCATTTTTCAAGACACGCAATGTGAAGCTCACGAAGAATCGTTTCACGAGATGAACGCGAACGAACTTGAAAAGATACTAATGAAGTCCAAGGCCGATCACGATAAAGCGTCCAGGTCACCATCTTGCGGCGACCAACATAAGTAGTATCGCCAGGAATAAGCCAGCAAACGCCAAAATCTTTAAGAGTCAAACGAAAAGCCGCAGTAGCCATAGCGCAGTTCCAAATGAAATTGAGATGTTCAAAATGATAACTATGACGACCGCGGCAGGTAATGAGGGTTAACGCTTAAATGCGGAAACCGCCACGCATGGGCGTAGCACGAGTATTCAAAGTCTTCGTGCGAGATGCACCTTTGCGGAAAATACGCTTAGATGCTTGACGAGAAAGCTTATGACGACGACGAGACATATAAACCTCACTTTTTAAAAAGTTTCTTAACGGCCTTAAAGGCCTCCCAAATAGCCGAACCAGAATTCAGCAAAACATTAACGAACTTTAAGATCGCATCTATCACTTAGCCAACCTCGCAGCGCCAACAGCCGAATTAACAACTGGCGCAGCAGTGCCAAAAGGATTCAACAACTGCATAAACTGACCAGCTTTCCAAGCGGCAGGATTCTGCTTCATATAGTCAAAAACCATCCTATTGCGCTCAGTAGCTAAAGCAGAATTCTCAGTAGCATTCTGAGCTTGCTTCAGAGTCTCATCATAAATGCGATTCTGCCAGCCTTGCCCGACAGCTTGCGCATAAGTGAGAGTAGACGCTTCCTTAGCGACCTCAGTCTGAGCTTTCTTGAGCTCAGTGTCCGCAGCCAAAGCAGAATTCTGGACTTCAACTTGCTTAGCCTGAGCTTCCTTGAGATCTTTATCAGCACCAGAATGCATAGCTCCGGCAACATCAACCGGCTCAACGACCGGAGCGTTGCCTGAGGTGCCTTGACCACCAGCAGATAAAATGGGATTAAGACCAGCTTTGCGAAGGTCTTCAACTTCCCACTGGTGACGATTTTGCATCACTTCTTTCTGATGCTTCCAATTGACATAAGAAGCCAGCGCAGAACTACCTAAATTGCCGACAGCTGAAGCGGCTTCGGCCCATCCGAAACCCATATCACTGTCCTAAAGCAAAGATAACAACAGTACCAACAACTGCAAGCCAAATAACTAAAGCCATAACAACTCCTTAGAAATGGTCAACCAAGCCAGGCACTGAATACACAGGCATCGGACGAGCACACTTCAAACGAATATACGAGTCAAACAAAAATTGCGGCTCATTCTGAACAGCGACTACACGATCAACGGGCGGATTATCTTGAATGAATTGCGAAGACAATGTCGGCAAAGAGCTGAACTTCTGCGCTAAGTGCCAGCTATCGAGAGGCTGAGGATCGGTCGAGCGGAACTTGCCAGTAATCTGGCCGGGGTAATAACGATACTCGGCATAACGCTCTTGATAGCCAAAAACTTTGTCATCGTCAGCAGTACCCTGCGCATAAATCTCTTTGTTGAGAACAGCTTGTTCGCCAAGATGCGCGAGGACAGGCCAATAAAAATCGAAGCGACCTTGACGAGACCACATACGATTCAGACCTTGCTGATACGTCAAATCAGCACGGACATTCACAAAACCGAAAACATAACCGTGCTCAACAAAAGACTTAGAGAAACCATGAAAACTATCAGAGACTACGCCATAAGCCGCCAAGTTACCTTGCGGAGTCGTGTCATTCGTAGCTGAAGTCTGCTGCACAGGATTGATCGAAATTCGAGAAGACGAACCGCCGAGGTACTCAGGACGTTGGAGACGAGCGTCAGGCGAAATCACGCCAAAGTGTGAACGCAAAATTTCTGTATAACGCGTACCTCCGCGTGCATCGCGTTCATAGAGCTTTTGAATCTGGAAAGCTTGGCGAAGATCGTTGATCGAGATCGGCGAAGCTGTTGAAAGGTCAGCGGTTAAGCCAGAAAGATCTAATCCATGATCTTTCCATTCTAAATGATTCCTAAGATTAGCCTGAGCAGAAATATAAACTGGACCAGTAGTGCCAGCGCTATCATTATTAACCAAAGAACCAACCAAACAAGCAGTTGCAACCTGATTAAAAGTAGGAATTCTAGAAGCTACGATAGAGCCAGAAACGTTAGCCTTACCGCCAATAGAAATTTCTACGCCTGGACCTTTTTGCGGCCAAGGCAAACATGACGTGAAATAGTCGTGACGCTTACCACGACGAACCAAACTATAGTCAGTCAGATTGTCTGGACCATCGCCAGTCGGGACTTTCAAAGACTCCTGAAGGTTCTCATCACGGAACCATTCATTAAAGATCAGGTTATAGGCGCGGAAGGGCAGCGCATTCACCTTAAGCGCAGCGTTCACGTTTGTAGGAAGACCGAAGTAATCCCAAAGCGTTTGATTCTGAACATTTGTGCCAGAAACCGTCGGAATTAGAAAGTCCGTTGAATCAGACGGATTTTTCTGCTCACCATTAAATTTCTGCCAATTGTCCCAAACAAGCCGATTTGGAACAAAGAAGAAGAAAGTCTCCAAATAAAGATTGTCCATGAAAGGAACAATCGGCGTAGCCAAACGAGCAAACAAAGTAGCTGTCAGCTTAAACGAATCTCCAGGCAAAACTTCATCTACGTAAAAAGGTACAAGATAACCAGAATTAAAAGTTGTCTTATATCCATGAGATCGGTCAAAGACCGACCGAGGAATCTGAGTTGAAGGAATCTGAGAGAACAAATGCTGGGTAGAGCGATTAACAGATGACATCTAAAAACCTATCTATAGATAACAAAAAAGGCGGCTAAGTCCGAAAGCCCTCGACTTGCCGCCTTACGGCTCTAAAACCAAGACTTAAAAAGCTTTATCACCGTAGGAAGAAGCATATACCACAAGTCAAAGAGAAAGCAAACATTCGAGCAGTGCGTTGGGTACCCGCACGTGCATCGGGGTGTCACCGGAAACAGTTACATCAAGTACGTAACTGTTTCCGGTGTGTACCCGTGCGCAAATCGTTGAGATATCTAAAAAAAAA